CGTTTAATTCAAAAGACATAATTGTTCGTTGTTGTTATCGTGCGGTAGCGGGCGAAACACCGGATCCGCCGAATGGGTGTTCAGCGAAAGCGGCAAAAACAATCGTTCCACCATTAACCTGTCCGCCACTATTGCGTAGCTTAAAACCGTTGCTGAGAAAATCAATCCTGTCGTTTGAGTTTTCATTAGTGTCTAAATTTGCCCACAAACGTGGACCAATAACGTTGTAAGTAGCTCGTGCAGAATCAAAAATTTCCCAGTCGTAGCCGCTGGCATCTGATCTTTTTACCATTACATATTTTGGTCTAAACCCGCAATACACAAACGGACCATCAGCGTTTCCATTGCCGGGATAACTGCCGATCCGGCTAAAACCGGGAACTTCTGCCCACAAATAGTTGACGTAGGTTTGAGTATTTTCGTTGCCGTAATTTAAGTCAGGTGGCGTAAATTTAGTTGAAGAAAAGTTAGTGTAACCAGCCCACATGCTTGCATTTCTGCTATTTGTCAGGTTTAGCCACATGCCATAGTTGCCGCCAAGATCTTTATGCCAAGTGCTCCAACCATAGTCAGTTGTGCCACTACTGCGTTTTTTAGTAATGATAAGATCAGGAGTGACGCCCAAGTTGTGATCAATTAAACGTGAAGAGCTGGTAGTTCCATCGCCCGTATAGGTCACAATATCAAACCCCGGCGTGGCACCTTCTTTCCAGCACCAAGCGGCAAACGTATCATTAAGATTGTTTCCTGAAGTGTTGGCGTTTAATGTAAATCCACTTGAATCAAAAGAAGATATGTAAGCACCGCCGGTGTTTTCTGCGGCAGTAGAATTCGTATATAAAACTGCTTCAAGTCCACCTATAACACGCGCTGAATCATGCACACCGTGATTAGCGGTGGCGTTGCGCTTTTTAATCCAAACAAGATCAGGCTGAAAACCAACAGTAGTAATCGCTTGAGTTGATCCGTTACCCGTATAAGTCACCGTATTGAAATAGTCCGACCCATTCGCAATGTCCGGCGCGGGCAGGTTGGCGGTGTTTAGTGCCTCAAAACCGGTCGGTGGGGTGTAGGCAAAAGCGCGTTGTCCAAAGTTGACAGTTTGTGTTGCCCAGTTTTGAATAATTAAGGGAGTAACGTTATAAACACCGCTATAGGTTGCACTTGTTCCAGTTGCAGGGTCAGGACTGCTTGCGCCTTGCCAAGTATTGTTCTTGCCAAACCAAATCTTTCCGGTATCGGCATCGTAAGCAAGTTGCAATATATCGCCCGTAGTAGCAGTTGTGAATCCAGTGCTTATTGAAGCATTGTTGTTTATCGCGTAACCGTTTTGTGCGTCATACACCCATTCGGTTGACGTAAAGCCAGGCGAATTGTTTGCGGTATCAATGTTGCCACTAAAAACCCCAATGTTAAAAGTGGCAAAACTTGAATATGAGTCGCAAGTATACTCAAAATAAAATTTACCCGTTGTAGGCAGTTGAATAGTTGCCCCGATTCGCCGCCACACACCAGCGTTAGCGGGAGAAGTTAAATTACCATCGGTAGGTGCGGTGGCAGAATTAGTTCTGTTTAGCGGATTCAACGTACACCAGTTCGTCGTCGGCGTATCGCTAAACACGTCCGTACCAGTGCCGGAGGTATTGAAGCTGGCAGAAGGCGTAAAGTTATTGCCGTTACCGCTGTGGTCGTGACCGATGCCGTTGGTGGCACTGGGGTCAAACTTTAGATAGCAAGAGTTTGTGCCGGTAAAAGTGCCAGCGTATTCCTTTGGAACCCATACCCCATCGGTGTTCAGCTCGCCAAAGTCACCAGGCGTCAACTGTTGGTCGTTGATGTAATACAATTCGGCAAGATATTCATTAGATCGAGTTCCAGCATTTTCACCAGCACTATGTATACTCGTAGTCCCGTTTGTGACAAGAAAATTAAGCGTGGGCAGATTGCCTGTAACAGTCTGCTCAACCCCATTAACATAAAGTTTAAATCGATCTGCAGTGGTTGCCTGTGCAGTATCTACAGCGGCAACGATGTGATACCAAGCCGATGGATCACGGAATTTTGCAACAGTTTTAGGCCAATATACCCCTCCACCATCGAAAATACACGCCAATCCATCATTGTTCCACTCCAAACCGAACATGTTGCCAGCTCCGTTTGCCAAACCTGTGTAAAAAATTCCCTGGCGACCACTACCTCCAGTTGTACCAGTCGCTAAAACTCCGCGTTTTACCCACGCGGAAACCGTGAATTTTTTCTGACTCGTGGAATTACTGCTAGGAGTTCGCCTAAACGTATAAGAATCCGCTGAGTTAAACCGCAAACTTTGGTCAATTGCATAAGGGGCAGCGCCTCCGCCACCCCAAAATTGTGCATGATTCATTAAGCAATGCCCTCCGTCCAGTTACCAAGGTAGAACGTTGTGCTATCTACACAATAGAAAGGTGCAACAGCAGGTAATGAGGTAGGTGCCGTATAAGAACCACCTGGGAAGTCCCAACCTGATGCAAACGCTGTAGGAGCGGTAGTAGCACGGATAAGACCGGAGAAACCAGCCTGACCGCTACTAGGTAAAGGGATAGTAATAGCACTATTACAAACCCAAAAATGACCATTCTGCAAATCGAAAGAGCTAGCACCAATTGTTTCTTCACCGTTAAACAAACCACCAGTGTAGGTGTCGCTAGCATCAGCACGGATAAACTGTGATGCCTCAAGACCATCAACCTGATCAGCATTGATGTTCAGTGCATCAATATCTGCTTTAGTTTGGTCAGCGGTAGCACCAGTTTCAATGCCGTCAAGCTTAGTACCATCTGCGGACAAGTCACGACCATCAACTGTTTGCGAACCAGAGAACGTAATGTTACCTGTCATTTCACCGCCGCTCAGCAGCAGTGCTTCGGTATCAACGTAGTTCTTAGTAGCTGCGTCGCCAGGATCAACAGGTGTAGGCAGTCCTTCTAATTTTTGGCTGTTAGCGTTAATAGTGCTACCAAAGACAACTTTACCAGTACTAACAGGATCTAAAATAAGATCATTAGAGCCAGCATCAGTTCTAATAGCCGCTTTATTTGTTCCCCCAGCTTGAAACTGTAGAATTGACTGGAAAGTATTATTTTGGGCGTCAATACTGACAACAGCCGCTTCACCGGTTGAACGTAGGTGCAGTTGTGAAGTCGGATTATCCGTTCCAATACCAACATCACCATTATTATCTACCCTAAGTCGCTCAACATTGTCCGTAATAACTTTGAAGTGACCGTCAGTACCAGTATCTACAACCTCAGCAGAAGTGTCGCCTTCTTCAATCTTGTCAGAAGCAATCTGATTATCAACGTAGTTCTTAGTAGCAGCATCCTGTGCACTAGTCGGATCGGCAAGGTTAACAATTTTATTGGTTAGTGCATCAAGCTGACCACCTAGCTCAGGAGTGGGATCAGTTAACGTCAAATGCAACCGAACCTGCACTAAACGACACAAACCCAGTACGTTGATCAGCAGTAAAGAAATCACCAACACTGAACTTACCGTTGTGGTCTGTAATAGCAGTCCAGACCTTACCATCATTTGATTCAACAACTTGGTTGGCATCAACAGGCACACCACCGTTCTCAGGCAGTGCATCGTAGTCCATACCACTACCAACGTACTCCATCGTATGACCGCTAGAAGCGATCTGGGAACGAAGGAAAAAGTCAACACTATCGCTGCTGCTAACAGCAGAAATTAGTCCAAGATTATTACTACGATTAGTAGGATCTGGATTACTAATTTCTACGTCCCAGCTACTAGCACCATGGGCAGTAGCCGAAAGAATTGGGTAAACATCACCGTTAACCTCAACCAGCATATTAGATTGAGGACGTGTCGCGCTACCATGCCACGAAGGATCTGCTACAAGATTATGAACACGGAATACAGTATCTGCTGCAGCTGCGTTCGACTGAACAGCGCCACTAAAAATAGCAGTAGTAGAACGACCGTCAGCCACCAAAGCCCGCTCACCGAAGTCAGTGGTAGAAGCAGCCAGGTTAGCCTGACCACCATTCAATGTTTTGATGTGATACTTGTTAAAGAAGGCGTAGCTGCTGGTAGCTTGCAGGTAACCATTGTTGGTAACAAGAATACCAGGACCGTTAAGACCCACGTGGGTGTAGCTGTCACACACCATAGACCGCAGCGGACTCGTGCTCTTCGGCACAGAACCATCAACAAGCAAACCACCACCAGTAGGTGCGTTGGTAAGGTCACCACCTTTACCACCAGCAGGGTTGTGCGCGTTTAGATTGCTGTTGTCAATTTGACTATCAGAGAAGTTAGTACAATTTTGAATGTACGGAGACTTCGTAATAAAAGCATTATTGTAAAACTTAAAGTTCCAACCTTGACGTTTAGGAAGAACGGAATCTAAAGTATTAGGATCACCAGAACTGTAAGTACCAGCTTTCATACCAGTCAACGTCAGGTTCTGCAGGAACGAACCACTGTTTAGTTCAAACAGTGCGTGGTTTCCATCAGCTTGGTCACCTTGAGTAGCAACCGTAGGATGCACAATAGTGCTACGCAGCGCCATACCAATGATAGACACATTGCGGCGTTTAATTTGAATAGGAGCAGCTTCTTGGTAGACACCAGCAGCAACGATAACGGTCATACCGTCACCACCACCAGTCACTTCCAACTCAAAACCAGAACCCGTACCACCAACATTACTATTGGCTACCGTAAGAATATCTCCAATCTGGTACTCTTGCAACGTAGATGCACTTGTAACAGTACATGCAGTAACAGCACCACTAGAAATTGTAAAGTTAGCTTGCAAACCAGAGCCAGTAGTACCACCAACTAGCGCAACATTATTATAGGTTCCATCAGTGTAACCAGAACCGGCAGTCTTAATAGACGTATCAATGTCTGCGTTAATATCGTTAATAGCTTCTTTGATCGTAGCTTTTGGGTTACTGATACGGTGACCAGTCTGTGCATCATCACCACCAGCCTTATCAACATAGATAACTTTATCTTGGGTACGGAACGAACCACCAGATGCCACAGCAGACCAAGCAGAACCGTTCCAAATAGAAACGGTTAGGTTCGCATCATTTTGCAGCCAAGTTTTACCTACTTCCCAATCAGTACCCGTAGGGGTTGCAGTTTGGACGAGAGTATCAAACCGTCGAGCAGCAGCACTAGCAGTAAAGATGTTGGTATCAGCAGGAGACGGAGAACCCGCATTCTGCTCTGCGTAAGTAATAATGTCGTCGTCTTTAATACGATCAAGATCGACAGAGTTAGCACCAATACCCAAAGTGACTTGACCGCCACTAGAAGTTTTAGTCAAACCAGTGCTGTCAACCAACACATCATTGTCGATTGCAGCGTCAATTCGGTTGTCAATAGCTTGAGTAGTTGCTACTTGACCATCACTGTTTGCCCAAGTTTCGCTAGACGTAATAATATCGTCATTCTTGATTCGGTCCAAATCAACCGAATTAGCACCGATACCCAACGTAGTCTGACCACTACCAGTAATTTTAGTCAGACCGGTGCTATCAATAAGAATATCACCAGTGATAGCAGTGTCGATCTTGGCATTAACACGATCATCAATTGCTGCAGTAGTAGCAACAGTGTCGTCGTTGTCAGGCCAAGTCTCTGCACTAGTAATAGTCTCAGTTAATTCATCTTGGAACCGCGCATCCATAGCAGCGGTAGTGGCGATCTGAGTATCAGAACTAACCCACGTTTCGTTACTATGGATGGTGTCGGTTTCGTTATCCCAAGAATAGTTTTTAATCTCTTGAACAGCAAAGTTATTCTGTTCAAAGTTTTGGTTAAGATCTTGAGCACGGATAGATGAACCTGCAAAAAACGTGCTCTTCAGTTCATCAATATCCGTGTCGCGATAAATTCTAATTTCGGTATTATTAGCAGGTGCAGTACCGAACAGAATTGTGGTAGCGTTGGCAAAGGAGTATGCACTTGTAGGTTGGACAGTACCATCAACACTTACTTTGACGTCTGTCTCTTCAATGTATTCAAATGTAAGAACAAAGGAGGTTTTAGTACCATCCCCAGTAAAAAAATTTTCAGTTACAGCCATTTACGCTAGTAAGTAATTGGGAATGGGTGGATTAACGGTTTTTCATTTCACGGATAGTACGCAGCTCTTGAGCAGACTTATCAGTCCACTCAGCAATATTCTGAGCTTCACGAACATCACCGCTTTGCATTGCAGCATCAACAGCACTTTGACCTTCAACACCCCGCCAAATGTCAGGGTATTCAGAAATAAGACGGAGTTCAGCATTACGCTTAGCTTCACTTACAATCTTGTCAAGATACTGATAAACAGGTAGTTCAGATTCTTTAAGTTTAACTTCTTCGTAACTAGCGCCAGAACGGCGAAACTCACGAAGTTCTTCTAGTTGTGCGTTAAAAGCTTCGTTATCTTTGATAGCGTCAACTTTCTTCCACAACTGCTCTTGACCCATGTATTC